TTCTCGGCTTCTGGTCGATTACCCGAATTTTGTAAAAATTCGATTAATTGGGCAGGATCGTTATCGAACCTTGCCCGAATTTGGGCTGGTAATGCCTCAAATTCATCTTGAGCCGCGATAACGCGGTTCAATGCAGTATGGTAGTCACCAATACCTGTAAAATCGCCATAACGTGGCGATAATGGGCTTTCAGGTAAAAGCCCTGTTATATTAAATTGACGAAGGATATTATTAATATCACATTCGTCTTTATGGTGCTGCTGAGCCAGGGATGGCTCCTCACAAGCCAAACCTGACTCATTAGTTGCAGCATCTCTATCATAATTATATGGTGTACGTAAAAAAACAGTGTTTTTTGACATTTTTATCTCCTATTTGAAGTCGGTCTACTATCTGGTTGGTATGGTCTAAAAGGATTTGATAATCCTTTTTCTAATAAATTAGTAACTGACGATGCACCTATACCGACATCTCGTACAACAGGTGATAATCGTTCAGCGCCTTTAATATATGCGCCTTTAGATCCTTCATATAATCTGCCAATTGCTTTTGATTCTGGCAATTCGGCAGTATGTTTTGCAGCCAAAGCTGAACTTTGGGCTGCCATTGCATTGTTTTGATTAATCATACTTGTTACTTGGTCAACATATCTTTGATGACCGGGTAATTGTGCTGCTTTATTAGCACTTTCAACAAGAGCCAAATTTTGATTTGCTCTATTTAAATCTTCTTGACTGTTATTAGTACTTGCTTGCGTTGCTTTTAAATTAATATCAGCAATAGTATTTGCTGCTTGTGTTGCACTATTTGATGCAGCGCCTAAAGCGCTTTGTGCTACTGCAGTTTGTCCGGACGGTGTCGATGCACCGCCTTGTGAATAAGCTAGCATAGGATTGAGTCCGGCAGCAATCATATCTGTTACTGCTCTTTGATACGATGTGCCTGACATACGTTCCTGAAATTCCATCTGTTGCCTTGCCATTTCAGCATTGGCTTGATTTGCTTGTTGTTGTCCAAAAAACGAACCTAATCCAGCAACAGTCCCGCCTAGTAAAGAACCTAGGCCGGGTGCTGATGAAAATGCGTTGGCTATTGAACTAAACATTAGAAATGATCAATTAAGCCAGGTACAGAATACATTGGCATTGGTCGTGCTTTTTTAACATCAAAAAAGCTATCAAAAATAAATTGTTGTCCGTTAGCTGCGGATCCTACCGCTACTACTCGACTCACTGGTGGTGTGTCTTGAATAAACGTTGTGTTCAACGTAGGTGTAGTAGTGAACTTTTGGGCAAGATGCCAGGCATCAATAGTTCCAGCAGCAGTAGAACGGAACAAACTTGAAATGCGGCTAGGATAGTATCGGTATTCTGCCCAGCGTTCTTGATAGCCAAATACATCATTGTCCCCAGAACCACCTGTAACATATATCTCCTTATTAAGTACGGCTTGTTCGCCTAATGTTGCAAATGCTGGGAAATAGAAGTCATAACGTGTTGATCGACTCCACATACGTTGTAAACCTTGTTGGTATGTGAGATCGGCTCGTACAGACACTAATCCAATAATTACACCGTGTTCAGTACTCGAGTAAGTAAAGCCATGGTTATGAGCCAAGGCAGTACCCATAGCAGCAAGTGTGCCCATAGGGGTAGTAGTTCCACTAGCATTAGTACCCGACGTTTGAGCGATCGGATTAATATTAATATTGGTTGATCCACCCCCGATGTACTCGGGACGCTGTAAGCGAGCATCAGGAGAAATAACACCAAAATGTGACCTAATAATTTCAGTATAACGTGTACCTCCGCGTGCATCACGCTCCAAAAGTTTTTGGATTTGAAAGGATTGACGTAATTGATTAATTGTTGCGGCAGTTGCAGCAGATAGGTCAGCATATAGTCCACTTACTCCAGAAGTTACAACACCAATGTTTAAACCAGACGGACTAGTACCAGTATCGTCATCAGCACCTACATTTTTGTTATAAGCACCAGAATAAAGAAATGTTCCGCCTCCAGCTCCCCAAGTACCATAATTAGTAGTTCCATCAGTTATACCAATGGTCTTACCAGTTCCATACACTGGAGCACTAGAACCTAAAGGCAAAGATACAGATGTGCCTTTTTGTGGCCATGGTAGCGCAGACGTAAAATAGTCTTTGCGTTTTCCACGTCTTAATAACGTGTAATTAGCAACAGTATCAGGACCATCACCTGTATCTACTGTTACTGAATTTTGAAGGTTTTCATCCCTAAACCATTCGTTATATATAAGATTATAAGCTCTAGGCCAGAAAGCACAGTGGCTCACAGTATTTGCATTACCTACTTGACCTACAGTGGGTAAACCCATGTAATCTTGAAGTGAGCCAATAGCGTATCCACCAGTTGGTGATACTTGTTGGGGTACAACATAACTAATAGAATCATTAGGATTCGTTTGTTGACCCATAAATTTTTGCCAATTGTCCCAAATTAATCTGTTAGGGACAAAGAAAAAGAATGAATCTAGATGCATATTATCCATAATTGGATAAAGAGGAGTTGCAAGACGGGCAAAAGCCGTCATATTCAGGCGGAATGTATCGCCTGGCAACATTTCGTCTACATACACGGGTATTAGATAGCCGGCATCGAAAGTAGTTTTGTGTGTTGACTGACAGTCAAATGAACTCCGAGGTATATCTGCCTTCGGAATCATAGTAAATTGATGAACATCTACTGACTTATTACGATGCATGTTAACGAGCTCCTTAATTATTCCGACCCAAAGATAATGCCTTTGAGTCGGTTTGTTTTAAATCATTCCTTAGGTATTTTTACCTGTTTTCCTAAGGATAGTAGTTTTGGTTGATCGTGTAAAGCAAATTGACCAGTATTATCGTCAAATTCGCCAAATTCATATAAATCAAAGTCATCTGGGTGATTATGAAGTTGATTCTCAGGATCTGCTCGATTAACTTCGTCGCTAAAGCTCCTAATTGCGACACCAACAGAGGGAACAAACATTGGTCGACCGTAAGCGTCCGCTGCACGGTCTTTTACTGAACATAGCACTAATTTCATGAGGATTCCTTAAGTGAGGTTACGTTTAAGTTTTTGAAGTTTTGCCTGAGTTACTTGCTCTTTTACAAGCAAGCGCTCAGGGGTATTATCTTCATAATTAAGTTTAGCAGACTTTTCTCGGAAGTAAAGTAATTCGTCAAATTCATATGGATTATCTATTTTATAGTTTTTATCATAGTATTTTGGAGGTTTGACTTTTTTTCCACGAACTACAACGTAGTCGTGAGGATACACATCGGAAGTGTATTTTTTATACCATTCGTAACCTATACCGGGCTTAAGGCTCATTTTCGTAAACTCGGGTTTACGTGTAATGATTTCCCCTGATTCAGGGTCTATTTCTGTGTAATGTTCTGTTGCGTTTTTCCCTGTAACCTTTTTCATAATGTACCTAGCCACGTAGGCTGCGGATTCGAAAGTAACGTCTCCAATGGAGGAATAACCAAATGGCCAGAGTAATTCAAGGTCTTTGGATCGATATAAGAGACTATTAGCGGAAGTCCGTTTCCATAATTTCTTATCATCGAAATCGAGTCCGAAGATACAGGCGTGCCAATGCGGACGGCCAAGGTTTTCACCATATTCTCCAGCCATGTAATAACGTATTCTTCGTCCAGGATACCGCTTTCGTAGTCTTTTAATAAACAACTGAAAGTCTCTATAGTGTAGTGATCGATCGCTTGGGATATGGTCATCATTGTAGGTGAGGGTTATAAAGCAGTTTTGTGTATGCATTTGTGCTTCATGCATACATCTAATCGCCCACTGACGTGAGCGTTCTAGTCTGCAGCCAACACATTGGCCGCAGGGTAAGTTCAAGGAGCGTGATATATCGTGTCTTTTCAATTCTGAAAAGACTATTGATCCATCAGTGCATTGATATGCACTTATAGGGTGATAACAAGGCATGTGAGGTGCCTGAAGGCTTTTTTAGAGCCTCCAGCCTCCACGTTGTGGAGACTTTTGCATATTTGCAGATTTTGTTCGTCTAGCGTTCTTTCTAAAAGAACGTGCTGAACGACGTTTATTAACAGGTTTTCTATACATCATTTTTATAGCTCCTTTTATCGTACAGTTTAGGGTTTGGTGTCACCAAGCACAGTTACATCAAGTAAGGTAACTGTGCTACGGCTTATTCAGCCGCCTTTTCAGGGGTGTTTTGAGCCACTTCTACGACTTCGGCAGTGGCTTTTTCGACCAATCCGAGTTTCTCGGCTTCTGGTCGATTATCCGAATTTTGTAGAAATTCGATTAATTGGGCAGGATCGTTATCGAACCTTGCCCGAATTTGGGCTGGTAATGCCTCAAATTCATCTTGAGCCGCGATAACGCGGTTCAATGCAGTATGGTAGTCACCAATACCTGTAAA